TGTTGAGCCCGTAGACCTCCATGTCGGCGATCTTTGCCATGTCACCTCCCGGCGTTCTTTACGGCGAGGGATCGCCAGGACAGGTACTTGCCCATCGTCCACAGCATCCGGTCGGACTCGGCCAGCAGCGCCGAGGGGGCGATGCCGGTCTCGCAGGCGAGGTAGGCAACTAGCCAATGGGCGGAGCTGTCTCCAAAGGGACAATGCCGTCGTCCTCCACCGCGTCGACCGAATCCACGGTCTCGACCCAGGTGTCAAAGTCGGGCACATTGGCGGCGTCTTTGCGCTTGAGCCCATGCCAAGCCAGCCAGCAAATATCCGTGATGCGGAAATTGCTGGCTAGCTCGGCAATGGACCGATCAAACTCGCGCTCGAAGGCCACCTGATCGGCAAGGCCGGCTACGGCCTGCACGGTGGTGCCGTCGTTGTAGGTGATGGCGAATAACTGGCGCACAGGGTTGCCCTTCGCTTAGAACGTGCCGGTGGTGGACTTCGTCACCGTGCCCACGGCGGGCCAGGTGACAGAGAAGGTGGAGATGTCGCCGACCTGGCTGTTGACCAAGTCCTGCGTTGAGCACAGCACGGTGACGCTGTAGAGCGGCGCCGTCGCAGAGGCGGTGCCCTGCGCGAGCGCGGTGCCGGCGAGCACCTTCACCTCAGCGGTGCCACCGAAGACGCTGCCCACGGTGTCGGCGACCGACCCGCTGGCGTAGTCCTGGTGAAAGTCAATGGTGATGCTGGCATCCTCAAGGCCCGCGATGCGGGACCGAGCTGCCTGGTTGAAAGCGGTTGTTTCGATCTCGTCAACGCTCTGGCTGATCGTGACGCTCGCCACGCTGCTGGTCAGGTCGACGTCGCCCACCTTGACGCGCGTGTTCTTGCCGATGAACTTCGCCATTTCTGCTCCTTAGTTGGCGAGGGCGGTTACTGAAAACTCGGCGGTCAGATAGGTGGCGTCCCCGATGGTGAGGCTGGACTGCCCGCGCATCTCGGTGACTCGACAATCAAGGGCGTTGCCGCCGAGCGTTTGGTCGCCCTCAATTGCCGCCTTGATCGACGTTGCACCGCTGGGGTTGCAGTAGGCGTCGAGCGAGGTCTGTGCGGATCGCTCCGCGATTCGGCCCACAATGACGATGACCACGAAGGTGTATTCGTCTGAGCCTCGGCCCATAGCGGTGTCGTAGATGACGCGCTCGGGATACACAACCGCCTGCGGCGGTGTGGGCTGGTCGGGCAGGGTGGCCGATGTCCGAAGGCCGGACACGGTTGCCAGTCGCGTCGCTAGGGCGCTGCGCAGGTTGGACATCGTCGCCATTAGGCCACGCCCTTGAAGCGCCGGTAAGTCTCAATCAGCTGCGACACGTCGGGGTCTAGGCCGCGTGATACGCGCATGACACCGAGGTCGCCGAAGCCGGCCACGCCGAGAGGGGAGTCAAGGCGCTTGAAGATGCGGCTGGCTTGAATGATGCACGCTTGAGTCACCGTAGTCGGCACGTTGGGCCAGCCCCAAGACGCGGTTACCTTGACCGTGGTTTCCCGGTCAATAGGGAAGACGTAGTCACCGATGGCGCGCAGGCGGGTGTAGGGCCAGACCAAGCCGCCGAGGTAGTCGTTGATGGGCTCGGCCTGCACGTCGCCGGTGTGGGCGGTGATGTCCCAGGCAAGGTCGTAGATGCCGTCTTCGCTGCTGGAAGTCTCCACAGCGGTGATGCTGCGCGCGTCGTCAATCTCGACGACGTAGGGATCATGTGTGGCGTAGTAGCGCGTCGCCGTGCCCTGGTTGATGAAGGTGCGGTTGCAGTAGCCGTCAATGAGGCGGGAGGCAGACTCAACCGCCATCTCCAGCAGGGAGTCGTCAACGGCGTCAGCCGTGGGGATGCGCAGCGCGGCCTTGATTTGGTTCAAGGTCGCGTAGCCGTTCGTGATCGCCACGGTTTCTCCTTTAGGTCACAATCCATGCGCGGACGTAGCCGTCCACCAATACGGTCCAGCCTTTGCGCTCAGCGACGAGGCCGACGAGGTAGCCCTTGCCGACGTCGGCGCGGTTGTCGTCAACGGCAACGATGCTGCCGGGGTGCAGCATGGGCCAGGCCGCGTCAAGCTCGCGCTCGTGGTGCTGCATGGACGGCTCAGGGTTGGCCCAGTCGATGTCGTATGAGTCAAGGTAGAGAAGGTCAGCGCCGACGCCTAGGGTGGCGAGGCGCAGTAGGTAGGGGACTGAGTCGTTGGCTTCAACGGTGGTGCGGTCGCTGGTCAGCGAGTTGGCGAGCGCTGCGGCTTTGACGTCAAGGTCGACGCTGTAGACGTGGCCGCCCTGATAGTTGACGAAGGCATCCCATACCAGCGTGGACTGACCGTCACCGGCCCAGTTGCCCTGCTGACGTAGGCAGCCGGTCTCCACAATCACGACGTCGCGCCCGAGGCTTTCAAGGTGGGCGGTGATCTTGTCAAAGGCGTCGGCTCGGGCTGACAGGTCGCGGTAGCGGGTGCATAGCCACCGATCCATAAACGTGGTCATGCGGTCAACTCCGCAAGCAGCGGGCTCCACATTTCCTCGTAGACCTTGTCGGCGTCGTAGTCGGCGGCGAAGTCAATGGCCTGCTGGGAGCGTCCCCGGCCTCGCGCGTAGGCGGCCTCAAGGCTGTCGACGATGCTGCCGATGATCGGGGTGAAGAACCATGACGCCTGTGGAGCATCCCAGGTGGGCTGTACGTCAACTGCCCAGCCGTCGCCCACGAGCTCGGCTTGGGCGGTGGCGTTTGCCAGAACGACGGGTGCTCCGCACGCCTGGGCCTCAACAGCGGGGATGCCGAAGCCTTCGCCTCGGCTGGTCTGCAGTAGCACGTCCATGCCGGTGTAGATCGCCGCAAGGGCCTCCTTGGGGATGCCCATGCGGTAGGAGTAGGAATCCACGAACTTGACGCGGTCCTGCGGGACGTTGCAAGCCGTGAGTAGGGCTCGCAGGTCAAGTCCCTGCATGGCTGGGGTCGGCTCGGTGTGGAGATACAGCCACACGTCGTCGTGCCGCTCCATGAACAGGCCCATTGCGAGGAAAGACTCGGCGAACGCTTTGCGGTCGTTGGTGCCCTTGTTGGCGCTGACCATGCCGACGACGTAGGCGTCATCAGGCACGCCCATCCAACGTCGAGCAGGCACGGCGCCGTCGGTGCCTTGCAGCATCTCGGTGGGCTTAAAAATGTTGGTGTCAATCGCGTGCGGGACGTAGCGCGACTCAATGTCTAGCCGCTCAATCGCATCGCGCCCAAACTTGCTCATGGCAATCGGCGTGACGTTGTCGCGCGCGAGCCACTTGGCGACCTCGGGTGGCACAGGGAAGTGGTCGACGGGAACCCAAGAGGCGATGCGCTCCATCAAGTCCCAGCCGGCGCCACGAAAAACCCAGCAGTCAAAGAGAGTGACAAGGAGCGGCTGTCTGCCGCTGGGCTTGCCCCAATCCATTGCGTAGGCCGGGATGACGTCGTTGCTGTAGCCGTCTAGCCCTCGCGGGAAGACGGGGATGCCTTCCCAGTCGAACCGCGTGCCTTCGAGCCCGTAGTTGGCCGCGCACGCGAGGTCGTAGCCTTCGGCTTTGACGCGCGTGACGACTTGCTGCGTTTGCTCGCCGTAGCCTGTCGTTGCCCAGGGGGCGTTGCTTGCCCAGAGGATTCGGCGGGATGCAGCAGGCCCCGCCTGATCAGCTGCTCGGCTTCCGGGCCGGGTATGTCCATCGGCGTTCCGAGCGCGTGCCTTGGCCTTTGATCTTTTTGTGGCATTGGAGGTCAACCTCTCAGCCTTTCTGTGCGCAGGGTGAGTGTGAGCAGCCCGGCGCCCCCTGCGCAAAGCGCCGGGCTGCTCACGTTTGTGGGGCGCCTAGTGACTAGGCGGTGCCGCCGATGAAGTGCTTGACGTGCGACGTCTGCGGCAGGTTGCCGTCGACGCGGACCTGGAAGCGCAGCGTGACCTGGCCGGTGTTGAAGGCGTAGTCATCGGAGCGTGCCACGTCAATGCCACCCACCATGCGGGTGTAGTAGCTGGGGAAGTGACCAGCAAGAACGGACTTGGCGCCCGAACCCTGTGCCGCGATATGGGGATTCTCAATCAGAGCATGTCCCAATAGCGAATCAGGTTGTCCCGGCTGAAGTGTCGGGACGAACACATAGTCGCCACCGCTGGTCTTGAGCTTGCGCATCGCACCGATGCTCGCGCCCGAGGCCATGATGCCGAAGCCAGGCAGGCGGCGAGCCGCACCGTCAAGGCTGTAGACAAGGTCGATGAGCTCGTCGGCATTGAACTCGCCGGTGCCGCGCGTGCCGGACACGGCGGTGCCGCCGGTCTTGCCCAGCGTTGACGCGTCGACGATGCCCTGCGGCTGCACGGTGCCGGTGCCGAGGGTCAGCGCGTTGTTGACCGCGTACCCGATGGCGTTGCCGGCCTGCTGACCGAGGAATCCGATGACGTCAATGTTGCTGTCGGCCAGGAACTCCTGCGAGACCTGCACCAGGAAGGCGTACTTGTAAGCCTTGAGCGTGGTCTTGCCGAACGTGGGGTCTTCCTCGTCAATCTCGGCAGCCTCAGCCTCAGCATTGGCGGTCGACCAAGCCGACAGGCTCGGCAGCACGAGGTCTTCGCCCGACGCCGTGGTCAGGACGGTGACGACGCTGGGGTCCATCATCGGTCCTACCAACCGAGCCTGGTCGATGACAACATCGCTAAATGTGGTCACATTTGGCGCGTTGCTGGTGGTCTTGGCAAGATCGCGCGTCTCAAAGTTGAAGCGGTGCGCGCGGCGCTCGCCAGCGATCATCTGGCGAAGGATGTCCGCATCGGTCTGCGGGGCAGCCTCGCGGGACTCCACCGGGCGGGCAACGTCTTCACGGCCAGCCATAGAAGCGGCGATCTCAGCCTCGCGGGCCTCAGCGGCCTGCACGTCCTTGATGAGCGCAGCGCGCTGGTCAAGGTCAGCGTTGATCCGGTCGTACTTCTCGCGCTCCTCAGCGGTGAGGTCGCGTGATTCGGCGGCAGCGATGTCGAGAAGCTCCTTGGCCTCGTTCCATGCACGCTGGCGCGCCTCCATCTGCTTCGTCAGGAAGTCAGACAAGGTGAACACCTACTTTCGTGATTTGAAGGTTGCGCAGGATGGACAGGCCCGCGGGGCTCCCCGGCGGGTTCTTCTCGACGCGGGGCTCCCGCGACGTCGAGGAAGTGCTAGATGGCCTTGTAGGCCAGGTCGAGCTTGGCGCGCAGCAAGTCAAGCGCGGCGACGACGTCGCCCTGGTCGTCGACGATCTCGTCGTCAACCTCGGGCTCAGTCTCAGGGCTCAACTTGTCCACAACTGTGGACAGCAGAGCGGCCTGGTCGCGGGTCAACTCGCTGCCCGATTCAAGGGCGGTGAGTGCTCCAGCGAGGTCGTTAGCGTCCTCGCCAGTCTTGTCGGCGAGCGCGTCAACCGCGCGCACCTGGGCTGTAGTGGCCTCGTAGGCCGGGAACGTAACAACGGAAACCTCAAAGAGGTTGATCTCGCGCAGCTCGCGCGTGCTGCCGTCGTCGCTCCATGAGTCGCCACCCTTGGGTACGGTAAAACCGAAAGACATGGAGTCGACGTCGCCGCGCTGCATCAGAATTGACAGATCGCGGCCCACCGTGGTCGGTGGCAGCGTCGCCTCAGCGCGCAGCCCGTGACCGTCCTCAGCAAGGCGCAGAGTGCCTGAGCGGGTCGAGCCGAGCACCTTCTCAGGGTCTGTCTCTTATACACATCTCCGAGCCCACGAGACGTAGAGG